GAATTTTGCGATATGCGGGAAAACGGTCGGGAGTTGCAGACGTAATGTTATCGAGCCCTTAAAGCATATCATTATAGGTTGCGGATATGATTACAGCGATAATCGCAGTGAGGGTTTTTTGGAGGTTATTGACGGGAAGAATGTTAATACCTTTTATATCTTTGGTGGGCATGATGAACGCTCACAGGATTTGATTCAGGGTGAAGTTACGCCCCTTTAATAAGTAATTATTAAATGCAAATCGGGTAAAATCGGTGAAAGCTAAGTCTTTTAAGATTTAAAGGTGCAACACTTGATGGTATAATAAATACTAGGAGGTGTAACACTATGAAGGATTTAACAGGTTTAAAATTTGGTAAATTAACAGTTACAGGCTTTTCTCATAAAGAAACAAAGTATTATGGGGAAAATAAAAGGCCCAGTAACAAATATTATTGGTTTTGCAAATGTGATTGCGGAAACGAAGTCGTTCGAGAAGCGAGCGTTTTAAAAGATAAAAAAAGAATATCAATGTGTATTGATTGCAGAAAAAAGGAATCAAGAAAATTCTTTTTAGAAAGCAATCCTAAAAAGAGCCATGGAATGACGGGAACAAGAATCTATAAGATATATTGTAAAATCCATGAACGTTGTTATAACATCAATTATCCAGAGCGCCATCTATATGGAGGAAGAGGAATTGAAATGTGCGATGAGTGGAAAAATGACTTTTCTACATTTTATAAATGGGCCATGGAGAATGGATACAATGATAATTTGAGCATTGACCGCATTGATTCAAATGGAAATTATTGTCCTGAAAATTGCAGATGGGCAAATAATTATGAGCAAGCCAATAATAAAAGAAATAATATCGTTTTAACTTACAATGGCGAAACAATGACAATGTCAGAGTGGGCGAGAAAATTAAATTTACCCTATTCAACTCTTGCTGACAGAAGAAGAAAAGGCAAGAGCGTTGAAGAAATCTTATATCCGAAAAAGAAAAGATAAGCTAATACCGAGATAAAGCACGTTTTAAAAGGCGTGTTCATTGTAGAGCGTAGGAAATGAAACTTTCTTTGAAAGAATATAATTTTCCCAAGAGTGCCCGACAACCTTAATTTATAAGGCTGAAAATGTACGCCGACCTTATAGGAAACTATAAGAAGTAAAGGATAAAAAGCCTTTACGTTAACAAATGGTAACTTTAGCCGGAATCATGTTTGATGAGGTAGCCTTAATGCCTAAATCGTTCGTTCAACAGGGCATGGCCCGATGCTCGGTTGAGGGTTCAAAGATGTTTTTTAATTGCAACCCTAGTTATCCCGGGCATTGGTTCAAACAGGAGATTATAGATAATTCCAGAGAGCGCAACTTTATTTATTTGCATTATTCAATGGATGACAATTTAAGCTTGAGCGAGAAGATAAAAGAAAGATATCGCAGTCTTTACACAGGCGTTTTTTACAAGCGTTATATTCTTGGCGAATGGTGCATGGCCGAAGGTTTGATTTATCCAATGTATGCAGATTGCTATAAGGGTGTTCCAGAAGATGATGATGTTAGCGAATATATTGTATCTATAGACTACGGGACACAAAACGCTTTCGCCGCATTGTTATGGGAAAAACATAAAGATGTTTGGTACGCTTCAAAGGGTTATTATTATTCAGGCAGACAAACGGGCATACAAAAAACCGATGAGGATTATGGATTTGATATGGATGATTTTTTGGAGGAACCAAGAAGAAAAAGAGAAGAAAAGCAAAATCGATTGCATACAGTACAGGCAAAAATAAAGTGTATTGTTGACCCATCGGCCGCCTCTTTTATTGCAGTTCTCAAAAAGAAAGATTATCTTAAAGTTATTAAGGCAAATAACGATGTCGAAAATGGCATAAGAGAGACCGCAACAGCCATGCAGAAAGGATTTATAAAAGTCAATCCATTGATAAAAGAATGGAAAGATGAATGTGAGGGCTACGTTTGGGACGAAAAAGACAACGACAAGCCCGTTAAAGAGGCAGACCATTACATGGATGCTATGCGCTATTTTGTTAAAACGATGCACGTTTTAAAGCCAAAAAAGAAATACTTTGAAAATGCAAAAGAAAGATGGGAGAGTGAAATAGGAAATGCTTACGTATCAGGATTTGACAGCGGTTGGCGATAACGAAAACAATCGGCAGGATTTTGTTTTAAATGTAATCAACAATCATAAAAGTACAGATTTATATCAAATGGCTTTGTTAGCTGAGGACTACGACAAGGGCAAAAACAGAACGATTTTGAACTACAGAAAACTGCTTTATACGGTTTCAGGCAGAGCAGTGCCGGACAATGTGAGCGCGAATTATAAAATGCCGTCTCGCTTCTTTCATCGCTTTGTATTGCAAGAGTCACAGTATTTGCTTGGTAACGGTATTACATTTGAAAAGCAGAAAATTAAAGATGCTTTGGGTAAAGATTTTGACACGAGATTACAAGAGATAGGCAAGGATGCTTTAATCGGGGGCGTTGCTTTTGGCTTCTTTAATTTAGACCATTTGGATGTGTTTAAAGTGACCGAATTTGCTCCTTTGTATGATGAGGAAAACGGAGCATTAAAAGCAGGCGTGCGCTTTTGGCAAGTGGATGACAGCAAGCCTTTAAGAGCGACTTTGTACGAGTTAGACGGTTATACAGACTATTTATGGAGCGATGGACAGGCACAGATTCTAAGAGATAAGCAACCATACGTGATTAAAATCAAATCCACAAAAGCAGATGGAGCATACATTTATGATGGGTATAATTACGATGGTTTTCCAATTGTTCCTTTATGGGGTAACAATTCAAAGCAAAGCGAGCTTGTGGGATTACGGGAGCAGATTGATGCATACGACTTGATTAAAAGCGGTTTTGCAAACGATTTAGACGATGCTTCACAAATCTATTGGACAATCGAAAACGCCGGAGGTATGGACGATGTTGACCTAGCCGAGTTTGTGCAAAAAATGCACAAGCTGAAAGCGACAGTGTTGGACGATGGTGTTAAGGCGGAGTCTCATACAATGGAGGTACCGTATAACGCTAGAGAGGCGATTTTAGAGCGCTTGGCGAAGGATTTGTATAAGGACGCTATGGCCTTAAATCCTGAAAATATCGCAAGTGGAAGCGTTACGGCTACGCAGATTAAGGCGGCCTACGAGCCTCTGAATTCAAAGACAGATGATTTTGAATATTGTGTGAGGGAATTTGTAGATGAGACTCTTAAGCTTGCCGGGCATGAGGGTGAAGAATACAGTTTCACCCGTTCGCAGATGGTGAACACGCAGGAAGAGATTCAGAGCCTTGTACAGGCGGCCCAATATCTGGATAGTGATTATGTTGTACAAAAACTGCTTATGCTTTTAGGCGATGGCGACAAAGCAAAAGAGATGATTGAGAAAATGCACATTGACGAGCTTGACAGAGCGAGTTTAAACAATATTCCACAGGACGATGAAGATGAGCAAGGCGAGCCAGATGGAGAGGCTTAGAAAGCGATTGTAAATGTCTAGGCTAGATTTTACATACGCAGACGAAGCGCAGGAAAAAGAAGCGAAACGGCTTGAAAAGAAAATCAGACAAGCATACAGCGAAGCAGAAGGAGACTTGAAAGTCAAACTTAAAGACTATCTCGATAAGTTTGAGGTAAAGTTAAAGTACAAAAAAGAAGCGTTAGCGAAGGGAGAAATTACACCTGAATTTTTCCAATATTGGGTGACAGGCCAAGTGTTGATTGGCGAACGGTGGGAAGAAATGGTTATGACAATGGCAGAGGATTTAACCAAAACGCACCAATTGGCCTATGATGCCGTCACTGATTCCATTTTTGATACGTACGCTTTAAACCACAACTACGCAACTTTTCAGGTTGAGAAAAATTCTTTAATTGATACAAGTTATACTTTGTATGACAGAAATACAGTTGAGTTACTTTTAAAGGACAATAAAAGTTTATTGCCGAAGCCAAAAGTTAAGGTAGCTAAAGATATTGCATGGAATAAAAAGAACATTAGGAGTGCAATTACTCAATCCATTTTACAAGGCGAAGGTATTATACAAACACAAAAGCGATTAATGAATGCGGTGGGCATGAGCGAAAAGCAAGCGATGAGAAACGCTAGAACCGCATTAACGGGAGCGCAGAACGCAGGGCGCTATGATGGTCTAAATCGTGCTAGAGATATGGGCATAAACGTATACGATACTTGGCTTGCTACTTTGGACGGTATAACACGTGACAGCCATCGCCATTTGGATGGAGAGAAAAAGAAAAAGGGAAAAGACAGATTTTCCAATGGTTGCAGATATCCGGGAGACCCGCAAGGAAGGCCGGAAGAGGTCTACAATTGTCGTTGTACAATGACAGGGGACATAGAAGGATTTGAAACCGATTATTCAGACTTGTCTCTACGGCAGACCGAGCATTTAGGCGGTTTGACTTATGAGCAGTGGAAAACGGAAAAAAGCAAAGCCACGAAAACGCAAACCAAGGCAGTTACAAAGTCATACACAGAAAGAGTACAGAGTGCAAAAAGTACAGATGATATAAATAAAATTCTTGATACAAGTGGTTTTTTCAGGGACGATTCTGTTAATGATTTAAGTGGTGTTGATTTAGATTTGGCTAAAGATATTGCAAATACATATGACAATATCATGACTAAATTTCCGATTTTAAAAGGACGTTTAGGCGGTGTAACATCAAAAACATTATCATCTCATATTTACGCTCAAGCCTCGTTAGGTTATCAAAATGTGGAGGTAAATGTACTAAAATACAGCAGTTTATCAAACGTTGTTGAGTCTTACAAAAAGGATTTATCTTATGGATTCCATCCGGAAGGAACAAATTACAAGAGTGTAATTACACACGAAATAGGGCATACAATTGACGGGCTTTTGACACTTGAAGGAGTTGGAGGGGCAAAAGTTACAAAAGGCAAACTAAAATGTACGTCTGATTTTATGCGCAAAGAAGTGTGTAAAGAGGCAGGAACGCTTATAAAAGATACACAAAAAGACGTATCTTTTTACGCAACCAAAAACGCTAAAGAGTGGTTTGCTGAATGCTTTGCAGAGTATGTAGACAGTGAAAATCCTAGAGTGGTTGCAAAAACATTCGGTAAGAAATTGAGCGAATATTTAGATGAATTTGAAAAGAAGGTGAAAAAATGAGTATAGCGATGCCAAAGTTTATTACAAGTGAGTATTTTGTGCCCGAACCGGACAATTGGCATTTAAAAGAAGGAGCGCCGGAAGATGTCAGAAACGAATTTGATGAGTTTATGGCCGAGTATTTCGAAAATGAAGAGGAAGGTATTTTCCAATGAGCGCAAACGCAGAATTTGAAATCACTGACAATTCACAGGAATTTATAGAGGTATCGGATGAAGCAATAGCAAGAGCTTTAGAAGCGTGCGGAATTCAGGCAGAAAAGTACGCTAAGATGAAGTGTCCGGTAGGAACACCCGAAAGTACAGGAATCCCGGGATATATGGGCGGAACGCTTAGAAACTCATTGACTCATGCAGTGACAAATGAGCCTGCTTGTTACATCGGCACTAATGTTTATTACGCTCCGTACGTTGAGCTAGGGACGTATAAGATGAAAGCTAGACCTTATTTACGCCCGGCAGTGCTAGACCATACAAGAGAATTCCGCTCTATTTTCTTGCTATATTTAAGAGGAAAATAAAAAGTATTTTAATTGTCAAGACTAAATCCAAAAAAGTATACCGTTGTGGTATACTTTTTTTAATTGAAACGAAACGAAGCAACGTGTCCAAAGAAAAGGAGGGTTTCAATTGGCTTTAACTAGAAAATTTTTATCCGCTATGGGAATCGAGGCAGACAAAATTGACGAGATTATCACAGCGCACAGCGAAACAGTAGAAGCTCTTAAGGAACAAAGAGACGGCTTTAAGGACAAGGCCAAAAAATACGATGGAGTCCAAAAGGAATTGGACGACCTCAAAAAATCCATCGAGAAAGATGGGGAAAATCCTTTTGAAACAAAATATAACGATTTGAAAAAGGAATTTGAGGATTACAAAGCAGGACAAGAGGCAAAGGACGCAACCACAAAAAAAGAAAGTGCGTATCGAAGTTTGCTTAAAGATGCCGGAGTGTCTGAAAAACGAATCGATACAATTTTAAAAGTTTCAAAGCTTGAAGAATATGAGCTTGACAAAGACGGTAAATTTAAAAATGCCGATAAACTTACGGAAGGAATCAAAAGTGAGTGGGCAGATTTTATCGTAGATGAGCACGAAAAAGGCGCGCCAACACCAACGCCACCCAATGGCAGTAACGGCAAAGGAACGGCTTACAAAAGCAAAGCCGAAATCATGGCCATTAAAGATGGTACAGAGCGCCGAAAAGCTATTGCAGAAAATCCGGCATTGTTCGGATTGAAATTTGAAAGCTAGGAGTAAAAAATGGCAGATAACACTATCAAAAAGGCGGATTTAGTCCGCGTTCGTGAAGTCGATTTTGTTGAACGATTTAGCGAAAATGTCAAGAAACTGGTTGAAGCCTTGGGAATTACCCGAAAAATTCCTAAGCAAGCAGGAACAGTTTTAAAAACATATAAAGCAAAAGGAACGCTCGAAAGTGGAGAAGTTGCAGAAGGTGCAACCATCCCATTGAGCAAATATGAAACTGAGGCAATTGATTGGGGTACTATCACGCTAAATAAATGGCGCAAGGCTACGACAGCAGAAGCTATCGTTGACCGAGGCTTTGACCAAGCGGTTACAATGACAACCGACAGAATGCTGAAAGACGTACAGAAGAAAATTCGAGCCGACTTCTTTACATTTATGTCTTCCGGTACTGGAAAAGCTACAGGAGCAGACCTTCAGGGCACTCTTTCTCAAGCTTGGGGGCAGTTGCAGATTCTTTTCGAAGACGATGATATCGAGGCGGTGTATATGCTGAATCCGCTTGATGTTGCCGACTACTTAGGCAAAGCGAGTGTTACAACACAGACCGCTTTTGGTTTAACGTATATCGAGGACTTTTTGGGATTAGGTACAGTTATCCTTAATTCTAGCGTTCCAAAAGGTACTGCTTACGCCACAGCAAAAGAAAATGTTGTCTTGTATTACATTCCGGTAAACGGAGCAGATTTATCAGAGGTGTTTAATTTCACATCTGATGAGACCGGATATATTGGTATCCACGAAGAGGTTGATTATACTAATCTGACTGCTATGGATGTTGTTGTAAACGGTATGACATTATTTGCGGAGCGCCTTGACGGCGTTGTAGTCTCTACAATCGGAACAGAAAGTGCAGGAGCTTAATAAATGATTACATTGGCCGACTTGTGCGCAGAGGTAAATAATTATTTCGTTGTTTCAAAAGTGTTTGGCGTTGTCTCAATTGAGGATAACGGCAAAAACATTTACTTAGACGAGACGACTACGACCGTTCCAACAGACAAAAATACGGTTATTTACGACTTGGCACAGGACGGCCAATATTTCCGTATTGTTGGCAGTTTATTCAACGATGGCGTTTATCAAGCGCCGGATTACAATCTACATGATGAGATTTTCGAAGGGGCCGTTTGGTTAATGGCGGTTCCTTCAAATTTTGTTGAATTGTTAAACGAAATTAATACTTGGCTTGAAAAAAATAGTGAAGTATTAAATAGTCCATATCAAAGCGAGTCTTTTGGCGGTTATAGCTATAGCCGTAGTAGTGATACATCACTAAATACGTGGCAAGGCGCTTTTGCTTCCCGTTTACGAAAGTGGAGGAAAATCAGAGTATGAGCCTACTCTTAGAAGCTTTCGAAGATTGCGTAATGGTGGATAAAAAAACGTCCTCCGATGGCTATGGTGGTTATGTAACTACGTGGGCAGATGGAGCAGAGTTTCAGGCGGCCATCGTTTTTGACTCTAGCTTAGAAGCTAGAAAAGCGGAGCAACAGGGTGTATCCAGTTTGTACACAGTCACCACGACAAAGACGTTAAATTTGGCATATCATGATGTTTTTAAGCGTGTGAGCGATGGCAAAATATTTAGGGTGACAAGTGATGGCGATGACAAATTTACGCCGAACAGTGCAACTTTAAATATGCGACAGGTATCAGCGGAGGAATGGAGTCTTACAGAT